GCCACGGTGTCTCTCGGTTTTGAGTAAGCATTATGGACACAAAAGCATTCTTGCAGAAGGCGTTACGTGGAGAGGGCCGATACTGCATATTCGCTGCAAACAGTGGAGATAAGAACGATAGGGTTCAGAATTTCTATGAATCCCTAGATGAGCTACAACAAGCAGCCTATGAACTAGACGCAAAGGGGTACGATGTGTATTTCGCGTTAGGTGTTCTGGGCGAAAATGACACCCGAAAAGTAGACAACGTCAAACAACTTAGCTCGTTCTTTTTAGATCTCGACTGTGGGCCTAGCAAAGACTTCCCCACGCAATCGGATGCCCTTGATGAATTGAAGGCATTCTGTAAAACAACAAAACTACCAAAGCCGTACCTAGTCGATTCAGGTCGCGGTGTACACGCCTATTGGTTTCTCACTGAGCCTGTAGGCAAAGAAGATTGGATCCCTGCGGCTGAACGGCTGAAGAGTCTCTGTACTGAACATGGATTCGCAGCAGACCCTGCCGTCACCGCTGATGCTGCTAGGGTGTTACGCCCTATTGGTACGCACAACCACAAGACTAATCCGCCAACAAGAGTTGCTGGATTGATACCAGCTCCCCCCACTCTCGTAGACTTTGATGAGTTCTACGAACTGCTTGGTGGCAAAGACCTTGTGTTTCCGCCTAAGAAGTACATGCCAGCAGCACCGAACGCAATGATGCAGTCGCTGATGGGTAACACGGAATCTTCCTTCAGGCAGATACTAGAAAAGACATACAACGGAAACGGATGTGAGCAGCTACGGCTGATATATGCAGAACAAGAAGATTGCACAGAACCTATGTGGAGGGCTGGACTGTCTATCGCTAAGTTCTGCTCCGATAGTGACAAGGCTATACACAAGCTATCTGAAAGGCACCCTAACTACTCAATCGCAGAAACCGTTGAGAAGGTTAACCTCATCAAAGGGCCGTACTTATGCAACAAGTTTGACGAGTTTAACCCCAAGATATGCAAGAAATGTAAGCATTGGAAGAAGATCAAGTCACCAATCACGCTTGGCAATGTGGTAATTGAAGCTACGGAAGAAGACAACATCGTAGAGGCACCGTCAGCTACGTTAGCCAGCGCCGATGTGCAGACATACACAATACCGACATATCCCAGACCATACTTCAGGGGCGCTAATGGTGGCGTATATATGCGCTCGGCAGGTGCAGATGGGGACATAGATGAGAAGGTCATATATCACAACGACATCTACGTAGTGAAACGGGTGCGTGACGCAGAGATAGGTGAAGCTGTCGTTATGCGTTTACACCTACCGAAAGATGGCGTTAGCGAGTTCACCATACCACTTACCGCCGTTACATCACGGGAAGAGTTCCGTAAGAGCATGTCTATGCGGGGCGTGGCAATACGGCAGATGGACGAGATTATGCAATACACAACGACTTGGGTTAACGAGCTACAGGCAAGAGAGACCGCAGACGAGGCTCACCGGCAATTTGGTTGGGCTGGCGATAGTATGGAAGCATTCATACTAGGCAACCAGAAGATATACAAAGACCGTGTGGAGTTTAACCCCCCTGCCTCTACCACTATGGCGATGTTCCCCGCGTTTGAACCCAAAGGTTCCTTAGATGACTGGAAGGATATGGCTGAGTTCTTAAACAAAGAAGGACAAGAGCCATACCAATACGTGATGGGCGCGTCTTTTGGATCTGCGCTGATGGAGCTTATGCCCGTAGCGTGCTCTGCATTGCACATACACAGCAAGGACTCAGGATTAGGCAAGACCACTGCATTAGAGGCGGCACTCACCGTATGGGGCGACCCTAAAGAACTGCTTCTGTACAAAGAAGATACGTACAACACCAAAATGAACAGGGGTGAGGTCTACCACAGCCTACCGCTGTTCTTGGATGAGCTTACCAACTTAGCCCCCAAAGAACTTAGCGACCTTGCGTACCAGTATGTGAGTGGGCGTCAGCGTCGAAGACTTACCAGCAGCGCCAACCAAGAACGTGCCAACGGATCTCCGTGGAGCTTTACGTCCATATCTACTGGTAACGTCAGCCTGATTGAGAAGATAGCACTGTATAAGGACGCACCGAAGGCTGAAGCCCAACGTATTCTTGAGTTCAAGGTAGACCGACTGTTCAAAGATGCTGCTAGCAAGCTGCTAACTGACGAGTGGACACGGGAAGTACACAACAATTATGGGCACGCAGGTGCAATTTTCGTTAAGTACGTGATGGCGAATCTGGATACAGTCACAGACCTACTGCGGGCGATACAACAGCGTATTGACAGGGAAGCTGGACTTACATCTGAGAACCGATTCTGGTCGGCAGGGGCAGCGTGTGCCATAACATCTTTGATTTTGTGTGAGCAGATAGGGTTACTATCATACAGCCCTAAACCGGTGCTTCGGTGGATTATCCGTGTGTTGAAACTGAACAAGAACACAGTATACGACATGCACGAATCAGTAGAGCAGACGCTTAACGACTACGTGCATGAGAACTGGAACAACATACTATGGATACGTAGCACGGAAGACCGCCGTGGCAAGGCCGATACAGGGTTAGATGAGCTGGTTATACCCGACGCTACGCCCAGAAGTGGATTAGTTGCACGGTACGAGACGGATCTCAAGAAGCTATACCTTGTGCCTAAGTCCTTGAAGGCATGGTGCGGTAAGCAGCAGATAAACTATGCGTCATTCTTGGAAGACCTGAAGACCAAGATGGGCGCAAAACGGGTGCAGAAACGACTTAGTAAGGGTACCCACATGAAGCTATCGCAGCAGAGTGTGCTGGAATTAGAGTTTGATGTAGATGACAGTGACGAAGATACAGAGGTAGAGAGTACGAATGAGTAAGACATTTTTGGCAGCGATACGAGCGCAGGAAGTAGCCAAAGCACTAGGCAATAACCGCCCTAGAGCCTTATCGGATGACAATGTTAGGCGACCATCAGCCCCACTGTCAGACGCACAGCGGTTAAAGATCCTTACGTTGAACAAGGCGAAAGTGAAGGGCACTGTTATAGCCAAGAACATGGGGCTAAACCCATCTACCGTACACAACACCATACGCAGATACGACATAAAGAAGGGCAAAGTAGTCAAGTTATACCAAGGTATTTATGGCTAAAGGCACGGTCAGCAGGGGGGTGGTCAAGGAGTACGACCTTAACCCCGATGGTGTAAGGGTAGTAGTGCGCTGGGACGATATGGTGGTCGGCGCTTCTATTTTTATACCGTGTATCAATACAGACGAAGCTACCAAAGAACTTAGGCGTATATCTAAGGATAAGGGGTGGGAATCGCACGTTTTGGTGCGTGTTGAAGACGGTAAATTAGGCGTGCGTATGTGGAGAACGCTATGATAAAATTTATTCGGTTCTCCATAGCCACCCCACTCTTCTAGCTACTTATCCCCTGTTAGTTAGGAGAGTGGGTTCTTTAGTCGTTCATATACCACGGCTGATATTCCAGCTCATTCTGCATATCTTGTGCGTACAAACGCATGGTTGGAGATAACGTCACACCGTCATGCATGGTCAAAGAAGTTCTAGCGTGCTGTTTCATTGATCGTTCGATTGTATCAGTCGTTATAACTGCTTCTTTACCCTTACCCGCGTGTTCTTTGTTGTGCGCTAGGATCTCTTGTAGTATGTCGCCTGTGTTATCGCCTTGACGCAACGCTATGTAGTATTGCTTCAACAACCTACTCTTCTGCCTAGATACAGCTTTTTGGATCTTCTTGGTGTCTTGGTTACGTTCTTGCGCGTTGGTGTAGCTTGCAGGGGCAAAACCGAAGAACTTAGTTGCTACCTCACCCGCGTTGAAGTCATCTGTGATCGGGTCGCCACGACGTGTCTGAGCACCTTCAGTAGCAAACCGTTCTGCTTGAAGCATATTTCGGAACGCTGACGGCAGCATGGACTCTACCCCACGTCTCGTCTCGCCGTTAGTCACATCGTTTATGCCACGACCAATGCTAGATGCGTAGCCTAGAGCGGGGCCACCAATAAAGTCTATGAACTCTTCTTTAGCGGACTTATTGAAGTCATACCGGTTGTTACCGAGGATCAGGTTAGACAGACCAATACGTGCTGCAATATCAACTTCAGCCCCTGCGAAGTTAGTGAGGTACTGCACACCGCCACGGTACAGTGGATCACCTAAGTACCTACGAGATAGTAGATCTGCGTCTTCCTCGTCATCTTCCAAGAACAAGTCTGCAAGACCTTGGAATATACCCACCAGTGGTATGCCTTGTACGCCAGCTATGGCTGCTATGGTGCCGTTACTTGCTACGAACTGCTTCATGGCTATACGACCCTGTTCTTCTGACAGCCCGTATTCTCGCGCTTGTTTTAACGCAGAAGCCATCATCTTGAACTGGTTGTAGTACATGGTGAAGCCGTAGGTCTTAAACATCATAGCCAGACGGCCCACAGGCGTACTCTGTGCGAATCTAGGTGCTGTATTAAGTGCCGAGCCACCGTTCAACTGTGACGTATCCTGCATAGCAATTTGTGTGGCTAGCTCCCTCTTCTCGGCATCGGATAGCTTGTCTTCACCTTTCGCTTTATCTGGGTTGTTTTCTAACCGCGACATCTCGGTTAGGTAGGAGGCAACTACCGTCATCTGCCTATTGCCTCGCTCCACTGTGTGAAAAGGCAACGCGCTCCACTTAGTAAGGTTTTCATAAAACCTACGGGGCAGGCTACCTTGCGGCGTACTTGCCATATCTGCGCCCATCTGGTCAGCCCATAGAGAGCGAGTCAAAAAGCCTCGGTTCTCTGCTTCCTGTACGACAGGCATAAGTTCTTCTAGGAACTGCCTTTTTGTTTTGTTTTGGTAGTAGTTTGGCGTGTCCAGATCCGGTAGGTCATCTCGTAACTGCAACTCCCCGTCTCTGTTAAGCAGGTAGTAGTTATCAATGGATGGCGTGTACGAATTTATAAGGTTCTTATCGCTAGTGACCACATCACTGCCGCCGTACGGCATGACTTTATGTTCTATAGCACTACCGGTGAACATCCTACGTGCGGCGTTCATAGACCTAGCGGCTGTCTTGAAGTCTGTTTTACCTTGTAGGTGTGGCATTACCACAGCAGGTAACTGAAATCCGTTTGCTATGGTAGACGCAGCGTTAAAGCCCATCGTGCCGAAGAATGCTATACGGTTAAGTTCTTTAGCAGCGTTGTTGAAAAAATCATCCGGCGGGTTGATCGTAAGTTCTTTGCGAGCCTCTAATTCAGACTTTATTGCGTCTTTGAAGTTGTCCGACACTTGGCTTGTGGGCGCTTTATCTAAGTCAACATATACTTGCTCTAAGCTACCACGTATGTTTTCCGCAGACCTCATGTTTGCCGCACGTCTAGCCATGCCATAACCCTTTGTTTTTAGGGCGTATAGTGCGTCATCCTTAGCACCGAACTTGTTTTCACGTTGTTTGAATGCTTTTAAGAAAGAAGATTCCGGTAGTGCAGATACGAATTCTTGTACGATGCTGTTGATGGTATCTGATTCCACACCAGCTTGACTCAACGTGTTTACCATCTGAGTGGCAAAAGCAGTGGGGGGCGCACCACCTTCAAACTTCATGTTCTTGTTGCCATTGAATGGCTCTATACCAGACACAGAAAACGTAGCGCCTTCCACCTCTATGGGATCGGCTTCTCCATTTGCTATAGCCAGCAAGGATGCTTGCGCTCTGTCTCTAGCTCTAGGGCTGGTGTACGCCTCTATGACTTCTTCTGGCTGCCCCTTTGTGCCGTCTGGATTAGTTGGCACAACAAACCATTTAAGCCAGTAGTCGCCTTCCCGCGCCAAGGGAAAATACGGATCTACCATGTTCTTATCTAAAAGCCGTTTGACTATCGTATCTTTCAGCTTTGTGGCTTCTGCCTTATCTGTAACAACGCTGTCTATACGAGCTTCTAAGCTCTTCTTCAGATCTTCTAGTATATCTTTGTACGTATCTCGTAGCTGCACGTAAGCAGCTTGACCGTCAGGGCCAAGTTTTTGGTACTCAGCGTTTAGCCTCTTCCACGCGGCTTTCTTTTTGCCCGTGTAATCTGACTCAGGTTTAGACGGATCTACACGATCCATAGTGGAGTCAGTGGTTAGTCGATTAAATATGGTCAGTATTTCCCTGTCTGGGAATTGCTTCCTAGCTGCTTGTAGCTTACGTTCTATATCGGCAGTGGTGGAGTTTAGTCTCTTGTTTACTGTATCTACTGCACCGTTTGATGCCTCAATCGCTCGCGTAAAGTTCTTTATTGACGGTATGTTTATGACATCCGCTACGTCGTTGAATGCGCTGTTATTAAGGAACCCAAGACCTATACCCTGCACACCTCGCGTGCCTTGGTCTCGCAGCGTACTGATAAAATCTACAGCCTCTACGAAGTCTTGTTTTGGTACCTTACTGCCAGCACGAGAAGCAGCTCTTGCGGAAGCATCAATTGACTTACCTAACTTACCTTCTTTGGATGCCATCAGTAGCTGACCGGCATTACGAGACTCGGGTGCAGGTGCAATGATCGTTTCAATCAGCTCGTCTATGGCGTTAAGGCTGTCTTCTTTGCCCTTCTTAGGTGGCACGCCCAGAATCTTTCTGACTATCTTGTTGATGATGTCAGACACTTTACGTAACACCGACGGTGTCTTGGGGGTAGACAGCAGGGCAAGTTCAGAGCGGAACTCAGGGTTGCTCATGTACTCAGAAGCAAACTCCTGTATGTCCTGTGACCCGTAGTGCGACTTCAGCTTGTCTTTCACGTCATCAAAGACTTTCTGTAGCTGAATAGTTAGTGGGTTCTTGGCATCCGCCAGTGTTGCAGAAACCCCAGCGTGGCCCATCTCATGCACTAATGTATGCACGTTCAGGCCGTCTACCGCATCTAAGCTAATCGCGTTGGTCTTGGGGTCAAACAAGCCATAGGCGAAGTCACCACCCTCGTTCTGTAGATCTTCTACCAGTGATACCTTGGTGGTACCCACGTTCTCGGCTAACTTCTTAGCGAACCGCTTGACCGCAGGGTTAGGCGCATCTGCTGCGATAGCTTCCAGTGCACCCTTCAAATCGCCGTTGCGTAGTGCCGCAGTAGCTGTATCAGGCATAGGCAGGGTGGTAGACAGGGCAGCGTTTTTGGGTAGTGCGTATGTTTCTTTTTCTTTTGCTAGGTCAGCTTTATATTCTTCAAGCTGCCTCTGTGCATCAGCATCACCTTCTGCTGCGCGTTTCCTAATGTCGGGCAGTATCTGAGTAGCGAATAAGTCACTAGCGTCCCTACCCTTTTTAGTTTCTAGTGGCTCGCTGAATTGTTTTTCGTATGAAGGCGCTGCTTTGTTTCTCTTATGTTCTTTTAATACAGCCTTCTGTTCTTTCGTTAGCTTCTTACCTGCTTTCTGGTCACGTTGCGCCTTGGCTAATAAGACTCCCCTATCTTTCTTTTCTTTGATTCTCTGCTGTACACCTAACTCAAACTCTGCTGTTTGCGCATCTTGTGCAGTCTTTTCAATACGGGCCTGTGCAGTAGGCGACAAGTTCGCATTGGCCCAATCAAGCACTGCTTGCCCTTTCTCACGCCCCATACCCGCAGTTAAAGCGGCTTCATCAAGTGGTATTGGTGTATCTGGAGCTTCTCTAGCGTCTTTTCGTGAGACTTGCTGTACTTTATCCGCACCAGTAGATACATCGTAAGCGGCAAACGTAAGTCCTTTGGCGGGGTCGCCCGTTGCTTCGCCTAACTTCAAATAGTCAGCTACAGCTTTAACTTCACCTTTTTTATCATCTCTGGGTAAGCCATCGTACTGCGTAAGGAACTGCTGTATGACCTGTTGGTCTTGTTCAGGTAGTGGCACAGCCTTTGTCTGGTTGCTTCTGCCTATGAACTCTCGCTTACTAACTTCTTCAGGGGTACCGTAGACTTCTTCGTACGCACGGTTAAACCCTTCTACGGCTTCTGATTCTGCTTCCGTACCTCTACCTTCTATAAGTTCAGCTTCTGCTGCCTTTATGGGAGTTTCTGCTTCTTTTGACTCTGTAAGAGCTATACGTTCTAGGCGTAGGTTCTCCACCTCTGCTTGTGTAGCAGCTACGTTAGTTTCATATTCTTCAGTCTGTTGCTCAAAGTCTTCGTCTATACGTAATTTTTTCTCTGCAAAGGACAGTTCTTCTGACGTAGGATCAGCATCCATTGCTACACGGATATCGGCCTTACTTGGTTTTTGTGCCTTGGCGTTCCGTAATTTTTGCTCTGCTATCTTTATCTGCGCGTCTAATGCAGCAAACTGTCCTCCTTCTCCGCCATCAACTCTTCCAGCGTCTCCTCCAGCATCGTCCACTGTTCTTCCGTCAGTGCTCGCAACTGCCACGGAATTTTCACCTCCTGTAGCGTCATCCAAGCCTGATGAATCAACTGCATCGCCTGTTCCACTTCCTGTTGTGACAGATTCTCCTTCGGCATCGGTATCTGTACCACTTTGTTGTTCATCTTCTCGCCCCTTGGGTGGCCCCAGCGCATCAAATTCTTTGTTCAGGTTTTCTTGTATCTGAGCTTTGTTTTTTCGTACTTGCGTTGCATCCCTACGTAGACCATCTCGTACATCAGAATCGGTTAGGTCAGCGTCTTTATATTTTTTGTATATAGAAGTTCTTTTGTAGTTCTTCCCCAGCACCCGTTCAAGGAACGAATCATTGGCAGTTGTATCTGCACCGACCTGCCCTCTAAGTTGTTCTTCGGTCTGTACTGTTGTAGTTGTTTTACCGTCTTCCGTAGTCCTAGTAACTGCGCCTTTTTCTTCGCCAGCTTCTATTGCAGCCGCTAGTTTTTCTTTTTCGGCTTCTTCTCTTGCGGCAACTTGTTCTTCGGTGAGTTCTGCTTTGTCAGTGTCTTCTGGCACCACTGCCGCATCGTCACCTCGTAGTACGACACGCTCTTCGGGGCTAAGATTATTAAGTCGTGCTACAAACGTAGTTAACTGTTCGCCTGTCATGCTATCGGTATCCACCACCCCATCCGCATCTACAGGTAGCCCCTCTATTAATTCAGCGCGTATTTCAGCAAGGGTTCTTGTAGCGTCGTCTAAAGATGCATCAGCGTCGAGCGTCTCATCTGTAACCTCTGCCACTGCCGCATCTACATCTGCATCTACATCCGCTTCCACTATAGGTGTGACAGGTGCAATAGGCGGTTCTTCAGTGGGAACCGGAGTTACAGGGTCTGGCCCTTTAGCGCGACGTGGGGCGAACAGATCAACAAAGCCTTGCAAGATAGCACCAGCACCGGCACCTAATGCACCTTCCTCTAAGTCTGAAGCACCAAACACCTCGGCAGCAGCGTTATATTCGCGCTCGTTGAGGTTCTGTAAGAAAGCGGATGCAGCTTCTTGCACGCCTTCTGCGGTGCCTGTTATGCCTGCGCTTGCGATACGTTCGCCAAAAGTCTCTACCTTTTCTGGCGGTATCTTCTCAAGAAGTTTTGCAAGTTCAGGTAGCTTGCTGGTAGGTAGTATTCGTGCAATAGGTACTACGTCAAGTAGACCGATAAAGGTACCGCGAAGTGCTGCATCTCCACGTTCTTCTTCAGTGGCACCAGCAGCGCGGGCACGCTCACTTGCTTCACCAGTACCGGCAGCTCCAGCAGCTACGGCTCCAAGACCCAAAGCACCGGCAGTACCTATACCCGGAACAAACGCTGCGGCAGCGGGAACAGCAGCAAGGCCAGCAATAGATCCAAGTGCGGAGCTTAGTTTATAGGAGATAGAATCGGGATCGCCGCCTTCAGGACGAAAAGATTCTGCAATAGACTGTATTTTTTCTCTTGCAGCTAGTTCGTTTTCTTCTTCTAAGGGTGCAGCAAGACCAAGCGCAGCCATTTCACCTACACCAACAACACCTGCACCGAATCCAGACGTGATGTCTTCAAATATGCCGGTTTCTCTCTCAGGTATAGCTGCTTGCGCTGCTTCTAGTCTTGCCCGTGCTTGTGCTCGCCTATTGTTTTCTTCGCGCTCAAACTCTGACAACACATCAGTTCTAGGCGGCACTGCGGAGACAGGCATGGGGTTGTTAGCTAAGAACTTCCTAGCAGCTTCAGCAGCGACTTGCCTGTCATCAGTATCGACATTAATAGATCTGCCATCAGGCAAATTTACCGCAATCATTATATTCGATTGCCTTCTCTGTCTACATTAATAGTATCCCCAGTCAGGCGTTGCCGTTGCGCTTGTTGCGCTGTTGTTGCCTCGTTCAAATCCCTAGTTATCTGAGCACGCCGCTGCCTTTCTGCCGCAGCTAGTACATTTTTGAGCATAGCATCGTCTATCAAAGCCCTTAACCTATTAAGCTCTAGCTGTGCTTCTTCTCCCTCTTTGCCGCCTTTACTTATTGTGGTTTGTAGCGCCTGTAGACTTAGCGGCGTTATACCAAGCTCAGCCATCACTTGCGTCCTTACCTCCGCAGTGGTCGCAGTGGATTCGGACAGTGCTTGTTGTGCCTTCATAGGATCAGCATACGTACCCGCAATTATCCCTTCTCTCTGTAGTACCAGCGATGCCTCTTCACGTACCGCCGCTCTCTCTGCCTGTGCCGCACGGCGTTCTTCTGCGCTCATACGTTGCAGAGTACCTTGGGCGTTAGCTATGGATGTCATTTCCCGCTGCATGACAGCATCGTACGCATCCGCAGCATCATCACCTACTTCACGACGAAGGGTCATCTCTGCTGCACCTATGTTGTCTAGGGCAGTCTCAAACTTATCGCGCACCGCCTCTTGTTCTTTACGGTACTCAGCACGAGCTTTAGCCCCGCTACCCGGAGGCCCACTAGCTAACCCACCAAGTTGAGCCAATAACCCACGGCGTCTTACTAGATCTGGGTCGCTACGTTCTTCGTATAGTTTTCTAGCGCGGGCTTCTCGATCTTCTAGTATTTCAATACCACGACCTAACCCTAATTCACCGCGCACAGCTTCAGCCCGTTCTTTAGCTAGTTTAGAAGGGTCACGATCTAGGTTCTTTAGTAGTGATGTTTTGATTCGGTCATCTAGGCTCATTATGCCTTCACCAGCACCAGCACCAGCACCAGCACCAGCTATGCCTTCATTAGTGACTCCATCTGCGAGACGTGCTCGTTCCGCTACCTCTGCATCTACTTCTCTTTGAGACATCTCCCCCATAAGTAGTTGTTCTTCAGCATACCGAGCGTCTTCATCTACGATAGGTTCCGGTCGAGGCATCTGCCCTACCTGTATACCCCCTGTTTCGGGAGTAAACATTTCTTCCATCTGAGACTCTAGGGCTTGCTTTCTATTGCGTTCTGCTATCTCAGACTTAGTACCCGATAAATTTATAGAGGGGTCTTTACGACGTTCTGCTAACCTAGCTATTAGCTCTTGCATCTCTCTTTGTCTAGATGTTTGTTCTAGGGATGACGGACTAGCTACTTCAGACGCACGACGTTTTTCTGCCGCTGCTTTTAGAAATTCGGCTAGCTCATCTTTAGTGGGGCCACCTTCTTGAAATGCAACAATACCCCCACCAGCCAACTGCACTGGACGTGCTTGGCTCATAACACCTTGTGCCATTTGTTGTTGCGGCATCTGCTGTGGAGCGCCTTGGGGCATACGTGAGCCACCTTGAGGCATACCCTGCTGTGCACGAGCTACCGTATCTGCTTCGCTTGGGCCTACGCCCATTTCTTTGGCAGCTTGTTGGCGGTACTCGCCCATAAGACCCTGTTGCATCTGGTCTTTGATCGTCGCAGGGTTGCCTTGCGCTTGCATGGCTTGGTTGCGCTTTACCGCATCAAGATCTTTCTTGAGCTGCTGCATAGCAAGCAAATCGACCAGTTCTTTGGTCATGTTGGCACGCTTTTCTAGCCCCTGCATATTACCTGCGTAGGCGTCTTTCGTACGTTCGATCTGACTAAGGGGATTGTCTAACATAATTAACCGCCATACCCCGCAGCTTCAAGTATTTCTTGAAGTATGCCGCTAAGTTGTTGTCCCGAACTTGGGTCTATGTAAGAAGTTTCTCTAGCAGATATAGGTAGCCCTTGTAGCATGGACTGCATAAATTGTAGCTGCTCGTATGGATACTCTCTTTCTCGCATAAACTGCAAGTAGTCGGCTGTAATACCTTCTTGCTCAATACCACGTTGAGTAGCCCCAGCAGTGCTCATATCACGCAGTGCGCTTAGGCCATAGCGACGGTCTGCTTCTTCTGCTGCGATTCTGCGACGTTCCTGCTCGTTAAACTGCTCACGTTCTCGCTCTTGTCGCTCTACTTCACGTCGAGCTTCTTCGTTTGACTGTAGTCTACGGCGTTCATCGAACTCGGATAGCCGCCCAGCTTCTACGTTAAACTGTCCACGACGTGCGTCTTCTGCCAACCGCTGCATTTCTTGTTCTTTATTGAACTGATCCCGCGCTTGTGTAAACGCTTCGGAGTACCCTCTGCCTGTAATATCAGCTAGCTGCGTTCCCAGATTACGTCCGCCCTCTGCTTCCATAATAGCTTGGCGCGAACCACCAAAAGCACCGGCACGAGTTAGTCGGCCAGCGTCAGCAACACGACTAATATCCGCTTGGCGACGTGCTTCGCGTAGTTGCGGCTCTAATGCAGCTTGTAGGTAGGGGTTCATGTACTGCCCCACCGGAAACTGCGAGGGTTGTTGCATCGCCACCTGCGGAAGTCGAGGGGGTTGGGGAGGTTGAGTCTGCCCAAAAGCAGGTTGTTCTTTGGATCTAGTGTCCTTAAGAAAACGCGCCCTATGGTCTGTAACCCGACGTACCGGCTCGCCTCCTCCCGGCGCACCCATCATAGGTGCGGCACCTGTAAACGATCCGGGCATGTACCCTGCTTGGTATCCTTGTCCTGCGGCACTACCAAAACCAAACGTACCACCAGCGGTCATGTCACCACCGAAAGAAGCTATGCCAGTTTGTTGGTTGGGATCTAACCCTGCGTAGCCAGAAAAAGCCATATCTTGTAGGCCGCTAGCGCCAGCAGTAAGTGGGCCACCGTAGGCTTGATAGGGCATCTCTGAAACTGCGCGTGCTCTACCGAGCATGTCGCTGACATACGGGCCAGCAAACTCGGATAATACTCCAGAAGTACCTGCTTCTTGCCCTGTGTTATCTTCTAAAGCCATAACTTATGACATCCTCTTGGATAGCATCGCAAGCACTTGATCTGCGTCGATGTTTTTCTGTTGTTTTGGTGTGCCTGTGGCCTTCTTACGTACTGTGGACATGAAATCGTCCAGTGCTGCGGCACCTGCATCAGAATTACCGTTACCTAGTATAGCGACTAAATCGGCGGGTAACACATACTCACCGTGGCTTAAACGTGCCTCTTGCACGCCATCAATATCGCCGGGAACTAGGTCTGCTTGTCCGTCTGAATCACCTTGTAGATAGCCGCCATCTTCTAGCACGCGACCACCATTGGCAAACCCACTTGCTTGTGCTTTAGCTTTAGCACGAGCTTCTTCAACAGACATAGGCTGCTGACCTTCAGGCTTCTTGGCGTACATGGTGTCAGAGAAATAACGTCTACCACCACTGCCGGGACGACGGTCTGTATCGTCTCTACCTGTAACTTGTTCTCGTATTGCAGTGTATTCGGGTATTTCGCCTTGGTACCCTACTTGCGGTACTTTAGGATCAAACACACCTCTATCTTTAAGAAAGCTAGATATAGCTAGTGGGCCTAGTAGCTCAAGCAACCCGCCAGCACCACCAGATCCTTTGCTTTTTGGGAAGAACTGACTTAGAACCCCTGCAAATCCGCTAGGTTTGCTCCCTTCAGATCCGCTGGATTTGCTCCCCTGCGCTGCCTCTAAAGCAGCTTTTAGCTTAGAAGTATCGCTAAAAACATCATCACTAAAGCCGCCGGATGTACCAAAAATATCATCAAGGGAATCTATGTTGAAGCCATCACCATCAAAACTAGAGTCAGAACCACTAAGCAGATTAAGGTTAAGCGAATCCATAAAAGCGTCTGCGTCAAAATTGTCTTGCTTGATATCGTAAGTTGACCTATCAGAAATACGGTAGTCGCTAGGGTCAAAACTATAGTCATTACTGTACTCAGTTTTACCTGTCTGCAAAATGCGGTCTAAAAAACTCATCGCTTGCCCTCAACTATACGTAGTAGCTCGTCAAGATTACCATAAGAACTTCTGACTACACCACCATTTGCCATGCCACTACCTATGATGCTAGCTAAGTACGCGGCTACGTCATCTGTCCCACGTTCATACTCACCAATCTGAGCTACGTCAGGGGTATACTCACGGATTACACGAGGTGTTGAACGTGTTGCTGATGGTGTAGGTGTACGAGACGCTGTTTGTGTGGGCGTTACCGGAAAGAACGGAGGGGTACCCACTCTAGGTAAGTCCACAGGTAGATTTGGGTTGGGTAGCGTCTCTATAACGTCTCCTGCGACACCCGCCACATCTCCTACTGCTTCTCCTACTGCTTTCGCCCCTTTAACGAGCGGTTTAGTTACTGGCTCAGTCACTTCCTGCACAACTTCTTTTGCGGGTTGAAGGACTTTTTTATCTACTGCTCTACCAACATCTTTCGCAACGTCTATTACTGGTTCGGCAATTTTCTTTATAGGTTGAAATACCGTGTCGTCAAGCATACGCCCAGCATCTTGAAGGACATCTCCTATAGCTTTTATGAACTCAGGTGTCTTGATGTTGTTTGGCCCGAGCGCACCGCCTTCCATAATGTACTCGCCCACGCCTCTCAGCAGGGCGTCTTCAAAATCAGTGCCTTTAGCTAATTCCATCTGAGTCTTAACAAGACCCTTCGCTAGATCACTTTTGTTTATGTTCAGCCCACTGAAAAACTTATCGTCTGGATCAATTTTATCCAGTGCAGCTTTAGTAAAATCATCACCAAAGGCGGCTATAGCTATAGACCCAAGGTTTCCATCTATAGCTGCGTCAACAAACTTACCTGTCTTTACTACAGTATTGAACGTGTCCGAGGTTTTTCTGGCTAGTTCCGCAGCTTTTGCTAACTCACTACCCGCTTTTGCCCCCTTTGCAGCAGTTTCGGCAGCTTTTGCTGTATTGCTAAGTCCTTCAGCGTAGCCTCCAACACCCCCTAGTAGTCCAGACTTGAGGATGTCACCGGGATCACCGCCTGTAGCAGCGGTTACACCAGCAGATGTTAGCCCTTTAGTTGCTGCTGCACTCAGTGGAGAAGCGCCGGGAGCTACAAGAGCGCCACCTAATGCAGCAGTGCCTATGGCTAAACCGACTGCCTTTACATAATCACTGGTGCCCGGACTACGATCTACAGTTTGTATTTCTGAAAATGTAAAAGGATCGTACAGGTACTCAGAGCCATACTTTCTGCTTACGCGCTGTGGAGATATGTCATATTTGGCATATATCTCTTGTACTTCAGGTGAGCGTTCATAGGCTTGTATCAGTGCATTCTGATAACTCTTACCCTCTAGCTGTGCTTGAGCTACCGCTGGGGCCATAACGGGCATAAGTTCTTCTTGAAACTTCTTTAGGTTCTTATCAGATATGTCACCGTAGTCGAAGTCGTAGCCTTTGAAGTCTTCTAGGGATTTGTCGAACTTAAACTCACCCAAGCCTTCAGTAGTTAGTCCACCGGGTACGATATATACATCATCAACCATAGTGCCGTAAGCACCAGCTTCAGCCATATCCATGCCAGTCGAGACGTACTCTTGTTCCGCTAGAGATTTCTGCAAGACATCAGCGAACTTGCTGGGGTCTTCTCCAGCACGTAAAGCATCGTAGTAAGCAGATATGTTCGCACCGGGTAGCTTCGCTGCCTTTTCTTCATTAGCTTTAGCTCCCGCTCTGTTACGCGCATCTACCTCTGCTTTTAACTTAGCTAATTTTGCGTCCTTAGCAGCTTGCTCTTCCCGCTTCTTTTTTAGATATGGGTTGTTCTGTAGATCAGATATGTTTGGGATGGAGAAATTAGCAGGTAAAGATATTTGTCCCGGCATTGCGGACATAACGCTAGGGGCAGGTTTAGGTGCTACGACAGGCGGAGGTGCTACAGGGGCAGGTCTGGGTGCAGGAGGTGTGGGCGCAGGGGCAGGTCTGGGTGCTACAGGGGCAGGTCTAGGTGCTACGACAGGGACAGGGGCAGGAGCAGGAGCAGGAGCAGGGGGTGCCACGCTCGTTATACCAGAGGCTTTCAGGCGTTCCTGTATCTGTGCAGGGGTAGGCGCGAACCCACTAAGACCTCCAAGTGCCCCTAAACCCATACCACCAAAACCACCAAAACTACCTATCATCGCTGCACCTAATTCGCTATCAAAACGCCTTGAAATGACGCGCCGACTTGGTTGTTGGTATTGCTAGTTACAGCACGGCACTCTATATCCGTCTTTTCTGGTATAGCCAGAGGAAACTCAAAATCTACGATTAGCTCATTACTCTGCAATACATTGATAAACTTAGTCCTAAATACATTCGACCCAAAGTCTCTGGTATTAAGTTTAACGGTAGCGTAGTTATTAGCCAGCGATATAGCAGCGGTAAATATAAGGTCATCTAGGTATAACGTATGAGAAGCGGGTACGGTATAAACCGCCATCTGCGTCTGGTTGCCATCGGTGATGCTCGCATAAATAGTGCCTGTAGGTACCCCAGAAGACACTCCAGTAGCTGCGATATAGACAGTACCCGCAGCAGTGCCCCCTGACCCCGCAGTAACAACGAAAGCGCGATTAATGCGTATCCATCCTGACGCATCGCCAATCTGCACCTGTGTCTGCCCGTTCATATCGACAGTGACACTTTGCGTAGCGTAGTTTTCGTCTAAGCCTTCTACAGTAACAGTCTGTGCACCTGTACCTGCGCTAGTGTCTGCGGTGCTAGAACTGCTAATAAACGCCGTAAACGCTGCGGTAGGCCATACTACGTCGCCACCCTGCGACCATATTGTTTCTTCAGTACCATTTATGTCTGGGTTATACCCAAACTTGTACAAAGAAGAAGCCCCCGCAACTTGGCCTTTAGATACTTGTAACTCATACGGTTCTTGAACTGCCATAGCGTTTCTCAGTGCTTGGTCTAACTGGTTAAAGTATATACGCAATACGTTGTTAAACTGCTCGAACGCCTGTTGGTCATACCCCTGTGGAGGTGTCGGCAGTCTGGGGGCTACAAAATCTATGTCGGCAGCCATTACCGCCTACCATCAGGACGTATATCTATACGTGGCGTACCCAACTGCCAAGTCACGCCCACATCACCAGACTGTACTTTTATGGATAACTGCCTACCACGTACGCGGGTGTTAATCTGTGACGTATACGCCTCAATAGGTACGATAGCTGAACGAGTCACTGCTGCACTGTTAGTTCCTCCCTCTGACAACGGGCTGTTGTACCCAGAACCAGACGACTGTAGGGGTAACAACTCCATAGTGACATTAGGGCTTTCGGCAGTAGACCCATCAAAAGTCACATCAGGCAGCACTCTTTGTATGAACGAAAACCTGTCGCCATCGTCTATATCAAACTGAGCGGACGTTATGTAGGCATCTATAGCTTCGTCAGCACCGGCCTCGTTGCTGTCTACACCCTGTTCGTGATTGACCAGCCTGTTTGTATAAGTTGCGGCCATAGGGTATTCGCGTAACCCCGAATCAAGCCATGCGCTGCGGGCCATAGTGCCGAAGTACCAGATGTCCTGTTCGTGGTTGTAAACTACATACTTGTCTACAGTTGTAGAGTTAGCGGAGCAATAGAACCACCAAATCTCGCCAAAACCTTCGTTTGTCGCAGCAAAAGCCTGCTGGGCTTGTTCAAAGTTGAAGTCGTTAAAAACGTGCCGTTTTAGGTCGCAGCGTAGTGTGCTAACGCCACCGTCGTAACGGTAAAAGGAATCCCTACCCATCCAGTAAGAAACGCCGTCGGAGTATGCTACAGCGCGTGAGGATGTTATTGACAGGTTAGAGCCAAGTAACTGCGTACCCCAAACTATGGTACCCCCCACGTACTGCATCGCGTACAGGGCAGAGTCAGTCCAAACCAGTATTTCTTGGCGCGACTGGATTGCAGTGACGATCCTAGAGCCATTAGATAGCCGTATATCACCTGCTTGATTAGTTGCCGCAGGTGTCCAGTCAACCGCATTCTCTTGGTCTGACCATCGAATAAGCATGGGGTCTAGGGTAGTCGTGCCTAACGTGTTAGTGCCAAAGCAGAATACAAACCGACTTATGTCGGATACAAGTATAAAGTTTTGTATTACAGGTACGTTAGAAGCACCGCTTTTAGTAGAAAGCTCTACCGCAGGTGTAGTTAGTGCGTTGGGGTCGGACGCATCCCAGTAGTAAAGCCTGCCACCACGGGGGCCAAAGATTAAATCTTCACCGAAGTTAGATTGGCTCCATACCCGCAAAGAATCGTCAGGCGGCTCACCGTTGCTCCATGTACCTAGACCCCAAGCACCTGCACCCCAGCCTGATAGGGGTACTTCGATTTCTGGGCCTACGTTTATCTGGTACTTAGCCGTTACAGAACCGCCACCAGTAGCATCTGATGTAGCCGCCGCATCTGCTTCTATAGTGTAAGTGCTTCCGGTGAGATACGTTAACTCAAACTCTCCGTTTAGCGTAAGTCCACCAACGGCAGATGCCCCGCTAAAAGTTACGAAATCCCCATTTATGTAACCGCCCGCAGCATCAGTCACAGTGACAGTGGTAGAGCCGTTCACAGTCTCAAATGGGTCGGTGAGAGATACTCCCGCTGGGGTTCGCTCTGGAGTTACGTCGTAATATACGCCACCCAACTCTACGTAGAACTTTAGGTTTGTACCTACGCCTAAGAACTTCTCGTTTGCTAACGTCACCCACCCAAACAAAGAACGTGCTACACCAAGGTACGTAGTGAGAGATATAATCTGCCAACCACCAATTTTTTCTGGTAACCCACCGCGAAACCTAATTTTATCGCAGTCGAACCAACCCTCTTCAGCCGCATAACGAGTAGTCTCGCGGTTGACTCCGGGGCGGAATAGCAACTTACGCAACGGCATTATCTATATTCGCCTGTACGAATCATCTCAGTCACCTCTACAGCACGGTTGCCGACTTGTTTAGCCCAACGGCTATCCATAAACTCATCAGCGGCGATGTCAAACTGCTCCCGAGACATAGCTTCCAGAGCTTTAACAAATCCGCGCAGCCGCGTGATGCCTAGATTGAAGCACATATCGACCATTGCGTCACGCCTAGCTTGGTTTAGTCCGCCGTACCAGTAGTACGCATCTTGCAATTCTTCGTGGCAACGCTTTAGATCATTGTTCAGTAGATAGTCAATCTCATCGGGAGATAGACCCAAGCCAGACTCTGATATGTTTCGGCCTACGCCTATGGTCTCAAAACCCGCAGTACACAAATACACCTTAGACTTGACGCCTTCGTGGCGCTTTACCATCTCAATTAGATCACCCATTCTTGTCCCCATCAGACTGTGATGCACCGAAGTAGAAGCTGATGATACTACTGACAATGCCCCCCAAGTAGCCCAAGACCAGATTGATAACGGCGTCTGAATTTTGATTGGGTTCCTGTATCGTTACCATGAATATATAGCTTCCGAAAAACAGTACGCACATCACGGCGATTAGTCGTGCAGTCCAGTCACCACTAAACCTCTTACGCGCATCCTGCGTATCGGCGGTCTGAAGGGCGAACACATCAACATCTAGTTCCTTCATACGAACTTCAAAGTCTAGTTCTGCTTGTTTGATTTCCGCCAGTTGTTCGGGTGTAGCGTTCTGCACCGCTTTTTCTAATGCCTTTGGTTCAGGGTCACAACCAAGCACAGACGCGATTACGGAAGCCGCTGTACCCCCTAGAGGGCCACCTAGAGCTTGTCCCAGTGTGGGAGCTAGCCCGCCGACAATGTTTTTTATAGCTGCAAATTTCATATTAATCCCAAGTTTTCGTGTTGGCTGGCACCCGTTTCGGTATGCAATAAGCCGTTATGTTTTCTTGCATCTGGTAGCGGTTGTTTATCTTGGTTTTACCTGTGCTGACGTAGTACGCAAACGTGTTACACCGTGTGATGTCACGGAAGTAAAACTGATCGGCTATTGGCTCACCGTTTACCACCACAACCAGCAAAAAGGCCATCATCGTGTCAACCAACCTAGCAACAGCGCCAGCGTCATGGGCAAGAGAAACAGCAGTACGGCACCAATGGCTGCGTATTCTTTAACTTCTTTCCAGAACTGTTTCTTTTGGGCCGCTTTTCTAGCCAGTTCAATCTGCTTTCGCTTACGGGCTTCTGCCATTGCCTGCATAGCTTCTTGGTATAGCTGTCCGTTACCGCTAACGGTAAACAGATCCTTGATTTCCTTCATGGTTTCTTGGATCTGCTTCTTTGCCAACGCCGCTTTCACAGCGTCAGCCTCTGACAGCTTACCCTCGTTTTGAGCGCGCTGTAGCTCTACCTCGGCACCACCTAACGCAGACAAAAACCCAGAGATCGACTGAATGTCATTAGTGGTCTCCGCGACCTGCTTGATCGCACTGGTAGCAGCATTTACGCCAGCTACAATCGCAGCGATCTCGCCAATCACGTTCAGCCGCCCATAAACTGTGGCAGAGCCACCGCGACAACCACCGTCACATAAACGCCCCAGATCATTAGCTCAAGGCGATCAAATCGCTTGCTGCCGTCCTGAAGACGCTGCTCAATGCCTTGGTACCGGATAGCACACTCTTTCTCGTGCGCCTCGATCTTTGCTATGGCCTTCTCTGTAGGCGTCACTGAGCGGAAGCCTCAGTGTCCAGAAGGTTCACATCGTGCCCCGCAATAAAACCCTGATCGTTTTCACTGGGTTCTTCTACTGCCTTAACAGATTCGACGATGGCGTTGCTGTATGCGTTCAACAGAACTTCGCGTTCTTGGATCTGCATTTGCATCTGTGAGATTTCACGGCGTAGTTCAGCAACACGGGCAACGTGCATCTGGGTCTCAACGGTTAGGTCTGACACGTTATGCTCTTCGTTGTCGATAGTGATTGTTTGCTGTTCGCTCATTACCAAGGTACTCCTTCACCTGTTGTTGGGGTTATCTGCGCGTCGATGTTGGCTTGTAGAGACGCTTCAATTGCCTCTTGGTCAACACCGTCAGCCCAGCACCATCCTAACACTTGTGCCTCGGTTAAGTCGGCATAGGGAGTGTAATCTGGGCTAGACGCATCGTAGGTAAACCCCTGAGTGCCGTAGCTTGTTGCAGTGTAGGTTACAGCGTCATCGCCCGTACCTTCCGTTTGCTCTGCGTTTACGCGCCAGTGAGCAGTGAAAACACCGCCATCGCTCAGTTCGTAATCAGTGGTCGAGATCGTCCATGTGAATGTAGCCACTAGGGTGTCTCCGTCTGTGCAGCGTTGTAAGCTGCTATAGCGTCTGCTGTATGAAAAGTATTGCACATGGCCTGAACCTCTGCGCTTTCACCTGACCAATCGTCTGCTGGTGATACAACATGGCGATGGAAGGATCTGCTGATCTCTGTACCGTCTCTGCTGATGATAGTAGCTGCACGGACTTGGATAACTTTCCAGCCTCCGCAGTCTACTACTTCAATCTTGTCTTCTACTGATGTTTCTGAAAGTGCCATATTTTATCTCCTTTTATGGACTGTCCGACCCTAGAATCCACTAGGGTTATAAATCTGTGAAGTATGTAACCGTGGTAAGCCAATCGTAACTGCCGTTGACCATAGACCCTGACACTTGCGTAAAATTACCACCCGCTGTGCTATAAAAAGACACTTGATTACCGCCTTGCGTTATATGAGTGGACACTGCGGCTCCACTGAATACCTGAGTACCTGAATAAAAAACCGCGCCAGTTCTTGATGCGGCACCCGGATTACTACTCACAAAAGGTAGGCTAAATTGGAGTGCGCTTGTGTTAGCGCCCGTCCATCGCACTCGTAGGTCTATTGTGACAAGCCGTCCAATTTTTGTGTATTGAGCGACATCAACAACTACTCCCGCATTAGCACCAGTCGCCGTAACTGTCCACGTCCCTTCTTCATAGTCATCCAGCTTGTTGGCTGCTGCTGTGCCGCCAAGGTAGACACCGCCTGACAGGTAGAGGTCTTTGAAGCGTTGTGAGCTACGACCCAGATCAACTGCACCATCAGAGTTTGCTCCATTCAGTCTTGGAGTAACACGTCCAGTCCCGCCAGAACCCCATAAAAGCAACCCAGCATGGTCTGTTGCACTGGCTTCAAT